CCGACTTCATGGGTAAAATGAGGTATAAAAGAAACTTCATCAAATTTCCAACTGCGATTGAATTTAAGATTAGTTTAACAGATGAATTGAGCAATGAAACGTATTTGGGTTTAACAAATCAGGATTATAATAAAAATCCTTATAGTAGATATTCATCTTCACAAAAAGATAAAATGGATGCTGATCATTTCCAAATTTCTTTAACAAACTCAATTCAACTATCCCAAAACTCAAATCTATCTCTAATATTCTATAGAAATAATTTCAATGTTGTCCACGTCATCAATTTCAATCCAATCTTCAAATTCTGCATAGATTGCTATCTTATCACCTACAAGTTCTGCTGATTCTACTTTATCGATAGCCCACTCTCTATTATGGGCAACGATCTTATCAGTGTCATCCAGTTTCATAATAATCTTTTCTGAAGTATCTTGAGAGGATGTTACTATTGTAGTACTTTGGCGTTCCGTCGTCAAGAGACTCGGTGAGGACTCCTTTAACAAAGAGTTGTCTCGTTTCCTCGAAGTTTGTTTTGCCAGCTGTTTTATGTAAGCTGAGCATAACTCTGCTAAAGTTATGTCTACCCACTTGTTGAATTTCTTCTTTAAGTTCTGGACAAGACCCATAATACTTCTTCCAATCAGATTCAGATTTTACTTTTCGTTTTTTGCCTTTAGGAGTTCTAAACTTCCAAAAGTATTTTCTTCCGATGTACTCTCTACCATTTTGTAGATTGATAATCCTGTAGACAAAACCGAAGAAATCATCAATATCGTCAGAAGTGAAATTTGTACCTTTATATAACCAGGGATTTTCATAGTCAATAGTCATACTCATCAAGGACATCCAATGCATTATTTAGAATGCGTTGTGCTGCACCTCGTTGTCGGTCATCCCATTCAGGATACCAACTCTTACTAGCAAGACCAGCTTTCATTTGATCAAGTCTTGCAGTCATGTCTATTTTTTTAAGTCTGCCGTTCATGTATTCAGGATACTTAGGGAAAGGTGGATTTTGTCTCATCATCCACCTACTAATTTATCATACTCAACAGCACTATCCAAAATAGATTTCTTCATTTCCTCAAAA